GATTTCTCTTGTTTCGGTATCAATAATATGGAAATATTTTTTATCATCGGCATCAGACCAAAAAAATTCCATTTGACTACCAAGATACCAAATATTATCTTGTCTAGAACTCATATGAAAATGTCCTGTAAGAACCATTTCAAATCTTTTAAATAGATCTTTACTCATACCGTGAGAGCAAGCTATACCTGGCATTAATTCAAATCCAGTTAATTCCAAATGAGCTCCTAACCAATCAGCCTTACAGTTATTAATAAAGTCCATTGACTTATCATAATTATCTGGACATATCCAAGGCAATAAACCAATTTTTAAGGAATCATATTGCATTACAGTAGGTTCCATAACGATATTAACCTCATTCATATAATGCCCAAGTAACTCTTTTAAGCTATTTAAATCGTTGGTATTTTTATAAAATGTATCATGGTTACCAGGAATAATATCCATTGACATACCACGATTTCTTAATTCATTTAAGAATGTTTTACGATTGTGATTTAAAGCCTTAAAGTTTACATATTTGCGGTGGTCATAATAATCACCAAGATGTAAAATTTGTGTAACACCTTCCTCTTCACATTTTGGGAAAAATACTTCTGAATAAAATTTTTCGGCATTATCCAAAAATATCTGAGAAGAGTTACGAATACCACAATGGGTATCATTTAATATTGCTATTTTCATTATAAAAATTCACTCAAATCCGAATCAACTGTTTTAATTCTTTTTGCCTTTTGTTTTTCTATTTTTTTAAATTGTTTAATTTCAGTATCAACCATTTTTACTTTATCAATTCGTTCTTTTAAGGTATCAACAAACGATGATATTACTGCTCGTGAATTTTCCTCACCTAATTCATTATTTAGAAATTCCTCAATACCAGAATTGTTAATATACTTTACTTTGATGTCTTGTTGTTTTTTCTCTTTTGCAATTCTTCGTAAAAACGCAAACCAAATAATTTGTGTAAAATAAGCAAAGGCATTAGGTTTACCTGTTCTTGTTGCTGCCTCTATATTATAATTACTTATTGCCTTTAAACAATTCTCAACACCGTCCATCACCATTTCTTCTCGATAAGTATATCGTATAAAATTTGACTTATGTGACAAACCTTCAGCAATTTTTAAAAAACACTGTGCTACGTAGTCTGGCACTTTAGGTATATTCGTATCGTCTTTTTTGGCAGTATTTGCCGTCATTACATAACTAACTACAGCTTGGGAAAAATCGGCATTATTCACATAATGTATAGATCTTTTTTTCACAAAAGCCTCCTTTTAATAATATAGTTATATTATATCAAACTTTTACTGTCTTGTATACATTTATATTTTGTATTAAAACTAAAATTTAGTTGTTTACAAGACTGAGATATATGATATAATAATAGAGTAGTGTTGAGGGAGGATGGTATACCATTTAATGTTTGGTAATATTACTTGGGAATTTTAAAATCTTTCCACCACCACTAGAATCCTTAGTAATATCCGGGTCAAGGATATCATTATCTCCAATCATTTTTGAGTCAAGGTAATCATCCAGTTCTTCATCTGACATAGTATCAATAGCATCTTCTAGATGATTAACATTTACATCAACACTTTTTCTTTTTGCCAAGGATCTTTTTAAATCTTTTATAGTTTCAGCATAAAATCCTAATAGTTTTTTACCTGGTGTAACCTCGCCAATGATATGTGTTGAATTTAAAGTGTACAATATAGCTGGGTCATCACCAAATGTTAACCATGGTTTAAATCCAAAGAAACGCACACCTTTATCCCAGTCCATGGTTTCAATAACGCGTAATGCACCGCGCATTATAATAGCAGCATTTTCTGGACTATCGTATTCCAAAACTTCACATACAATTTCATCATTGTTGGTTAACTTAAATTGTTTAATTCTAGGTAACGTATTCATATTTTTATCCTATGACTTTCGTTGGTAAATTGTTCTTTTTCATATATTTTTAATCTTTCCTCGGAATGAATGAGAGCAAAATTTTTCCTTTTATTAATGTACAAATTATCTATAATATCATAAAGCATCGTTGGCTCGTTATTATCTGATTTTCTTAATCCTCGTCCAATTGATTGTAGGACCCTGATTTGACTTTTACTAGGTGATGCAAATATGATATTATGTAAATTCCTAATATTTATACCAGTGGAAAATGTACCTAAAGAAGCAACAATAATGGCATTTTTTTGTTTTTCTACTATTTTACGAATTGCCTCTCTATCAGATGTGGCAACCTCACCGGATACAAAAAATACTTTTCTTTTTTCATCTACCTTATTATTTATTAATTCAAAAAGTGGTTTACCATGTTTTTCAACATAATTAAATAACACTAATGAATTACCATTTAAATCAACTGCTAGATTTGCTATAAAATTATTTCGTTTTTGATATCCGACAATAAAATCAATTTCGCCCATATAGTCTGGTTGACCAAAATCCAGTCGTTCCTTTTCACTATAATCCAAAATAAGTCGTTTAATATGTAATTGTGCCAATACGTCCTTATCCTGTAAGGTTTTTGTCGTAGTCACTCTATAAATTTTACCAAATAACCCTTGAAGTACAAGTTCATGGGTTTGAGTTCCATCCAAAGTTCCGGTCGTTCCATATCTGTACGCAGCCTCAGTTGCCTTATTCATTATGTTCATAAGAGATTTAGATTTAAATCCGTGACACTCATCACCAATAACCATACCAAATTGATCATACCAAATTTTTGGCATTTTATAAATTGATTGCCATGTTGAAATACAAATGTTGGCATCAAAATTCTTATCTTTACCGGAATAAATTCTATGCATATCGAGCTCGTCCTGGCCATATGATTTAAAATCTCCATACATTTGTTCTACCAATCCCGTTGTGGGAACAATAACCAATACTCGTCCAGCGTGTGGATACCTCACGCTATTTGCTAAAATTTGCAACCAATACCTAACCAGTACATAAATGATTAAAGATTTACCGGAACCCGTTGGTGAAATTAAAATACCTCTTTTTCGTTTCAAGGCCTCCATAATACCTATGAACTGATATTCTCTAATCTTAAATGGTAGTTTTAATCCTTCTACAAAATCAATAAGATTTTTACCTTTTATATCACTACGTTCATATGGTAAACCATATTTTGTTTTAATCTGTTCAATTTCATATTTGTGATCATTACAAAAGGCAACAAGGTGCTGAATTAATCCAGCTGGTAAAAATCCACTATTAGCATCAAATAATCTAATTTTACCATCCCATACTTTGCGCTTAAAAGCTGGCATATATCTGGCACCAGGAACCTCAAAGGTAAAAAATTCTCTAACTTCTGCCGCTACTCCATGATCACACTCTAGATGTAAATTAGCGTGATTTAACTTCCTGATTCGAATTGTTTCCAACGGATCATATTTCCTATAGTTTGATGTCGCCAATTTAAATTACTTACTATTTCAGTTAACGTATCCATTATTGTTTTCCAATATTGAAGTAGTTCCTCTGATTTTTGTATTTCAGGATCTGAGTCATAATAGTATTCCATATCACCTTTTAAAACTTTTAATCCATTAAAGGGATCCGGATCCCATCCTTTTTCAAGTATTTCTTCATGGCTCATTTTACCATTGTACCATAACCATTTTTCTTTTAATAGTGTTTTTTGTTTAAATTCACATTTTCTGTGCTGTATTTTTGCCTGTGATAAGAGGCTTAAATATTTAGAATGTAATACGGGAGTTTTGCGAGAGGTCTCATCCAAGTGAACATTATCTATTTTGCAGTCCTCTGCCCATTCTTCTAATATACGATCAAGTTCTTTCATAATATATCCTTTTCAATATTTATTATATATCACCTTTTTATTAACGTACTCTAGAAACAGAGCCATTTTCTTTTGCTAGGAATGCCTCAAATGAAACATCAGGGTAATCCTTTTGTAATGATAAAAACATTTTTAAATTAGATATAGCATCATCAAACAATCTTATTCTTTTATATATTTTCTGATCCAAATATTTTTTAAGGATTACCTTTTTATTATCAGCGGCCGGCCCACCACCAAGGTTACCAGCACGTTCAATATAAATTTTATCTATATCAATTCCTTGCTTTCTAAATGTGTCTAGAAATATTTTCTTATTGTCAAAGTTTGGTCTTGCAGTTATAATAATAACTTTTGATCCTGCTCTAGTGGCATTTTTTAAAATTGCTTTAACTTTGTTAATCATTCTTGCGATTGGCGTGGACGTCCTGTTAAATACCTCGGCGTTTTTGAATTCGCCGAAGTCGTAATCTTCGCCAGGTTTTTTCTTATACGCGTTAAATTCTTGATTATCCAATTTTTTGATGACTTTACCATTTTTTACCACATGCACCTTTGCTTTAGTTATGAACATAGTTTCATCTATGTCAAATATAGTTAAACCTTTACCGGTCGCCTCTTCTAAATATTTTTTAAAATTAATCATTACTTATTACTTTATTAAATAAATTCAAAATATGTAAATCTGAAAGCCACAACAAAAGTTACAAATTCAGTACCAGTAGCTGTAGATTCAAAATTAACATCACCTAATGATACAGGCACACATTCGTGATATTTAACTTGTTTTACTTGAGTATTTTGACTAGATAAAATTGAAAGTGTAATATCGGAATATGTTGGTGCTGTTGTAGAATTTCTATCCAGGGCCCTCACATCAACATTATCAACAACTCTTCTAATCCAAGAATACATTTCATTATATGCGGTCATATTCTCGTCTAAAATAATAGTTGCATTTAACTCGTTAAAGGTTAATGAATTACCAACAAATGGCACACCAGCAATTTTTCTAAACGGAACCTCTACTGGATTGATAATCATTCCAGGATGCGTAAAGTTTTGACAGAAATATTCCAGATTTGGATAATTTTTTCTGTCAATTACCAATTTATATGAGGTAGGTTGTAAATAATTTAAATTGGTTGTTAAATTTGCCATTTATATACTCCTATCATACTATTTATAACAAAAAAAGGAGGGCCGAAGCCCTCCTTAAAGTGTAATTAACTTTTTACTATTATGATGATGTTAACATACCATCTACTCTGAAGATTCTGTAGTACTGGTTAGTTCTTGCAGTAGCAAGACCGCTAGCTGGTGAAGCACCAACAAATGGGTTTGAAGCCATTCCGTAACGAGTTTTAAAACCAATCTTCGGTTGGAAAGTATCCTCTCCTACTGCTCTTACCATTGTTAATGGTACGTATGGGCAATAGAATAGACCTGCGTCATATGGGTTAGTACCCTTATAACCAACGTTAATGTAATCACCGGAAGCATACGGGTCAATGTAGACCTTTGTGCGACCATTAAGTACACCAGTAAATGTATTACCTGTGTCATCAACATTTAAATTAGCTGACATTGCAGGTGAGTAGTCTAACATACCGGAAGCAGAAAGTGCAGAAGCTACATCTGATGAACAGATGATAAAGTTACCTTTACCTCTACGTGTTTGCTTAGCAATGATGTTTGCTTCTCTTTCAAGTTGAACAATAAGTCCTTTGAACTTCTCAACAGACCATCTGCCATCTGCATCTGTGTTAAGGTTAAACACACCATTTAGAGCAGTATTAGCTTGACGTGCACCAATAATTGCCTGAGAGTTAATAGTTCTGATAACTTCTCTATTGATTTCAGCTAAGATTTCTGTTGACAAAATATTAGCTAGTTCTGTTTCAGCATCTAGACCATGAATGGCTTTAAGATCCTGAGCAAGTTCTAAAGTATATTCTGCTTTTAGAGCTCTTGACTTTGCAGTCACAGTGGCTTTTTCAATAGTGAAACCCATTTCTGCAAATGCTTCACCACCAGATGCACCTAATGCCTCAGCTTCAGCTGTATCATATGCATCACCAGTTACTGGGACATATAAATCACCTGAGTCAGTGATTGAGTTATTAGCAACGGATCCGCCACCTGTATCAGTAGCACCAACAAGACCAGAGGCACCTCTAGTACCGTTACCAGTAGCAGCAGAATCACCTGAATAGTTAACATTAGCTTCATTAAAGAGAGCTTCTGAACCAACATCTTGACCAGCTTTTGCTGATTGATATGTTGATTTCATAGCAAAGATAAGACCAGTAGGTCCAGTCATAGGCTGAACACCACAAATATCATATGCCATTAGGTTAGGCATTGCACGTCTTACAAGTGCAATTAATACAGGATTCCAGTTATTAGTAACACCGGAAGTGACTGTAGTTGTATCGTTATTTTCACCAAGCATCATGCCTTCTTCTCTAAGGGCAACTTCTTGGTTTTCTAAAACAGCAGCAGTTACTGCTCTTCTATGATTATCGCTGATGGAACCTGCAGATTCTTCATTAAGAACTGGAGACCACTTTTCAACGAGTCTGTCGTATGAAATTGTATTTTGCATCATTTACTCCTATTTGTTTTGACGCTTGATGGCTGTGAGGTAGGCACCCATTGAACCAGTAGTTTCGACAATGTTGTCATCTTCTTCTACTTCATCAATGTTTGTGGAACCATTTACGGCCTTTTTGCTAAAATATGACTCTCTTACAGTTACAACTTTTTCGATGAATGTGTCATCATCGTCATAGTCAATATCTGCAACGAGCTTTGTTAACTTTTCACTTTGAGTATCGGTAAGATCATTAGAAGCTTCAAGAATAATTCTTTCACGCTTTAATAGTTCCAATTCCTCTGCCATTTCAATAGATTTACCAGTTGATTCATTGAGTTTTTCCTCAAGCTCTTCAACTGTTTCAGATAGTTCATCAACTAGGTCAACCTTAGACTCTGGAACTTCAATATATGACTCTGTAAATAAATCTTTAAGATTATTCATAAAGCCTTCAGCAATTTCGGTTCTAAGTCCGGTTTGGACAGCGATTTTATTTTCTTCCATCCAATTTTCGACAACGTAGTTAAGATACGAATCAACCTTTTCAACAAGATCTTCCTTAGTGGTTTTAATCTCTTCGGAAAGTTCTTCTTCGTACTTAGCTTCAAGACGATCAATTTCCTCTGAAAGTTTAGATGTAATAGCAGCTTCAAAAATTGTCTCTGCCTTACCTTTAAACTCATCAGAAAGTGTTGCCTCTGATTCTACGAGAGCATTAAGATCTTGAGAGAAATCTGCTTGATAATCAATTTCTTGCTTTTCAGCAATTGGTTGACCATCAAAATCTTCCTCAGAAGTGCTATTGTAGTGATACATAGCATTTAATGCTTTTCGATCCATTTTTTGCATTTTACCAACAACTGCTGCCATTAACGCGGCTTTAGTTTTTGGTGCTGGATCCTTCTTGGTATTATTTTTTGCAGTTGCGCCAGGCGATGTAGGCAACGGTGCTGTACCAGTTGCGTCACCTGCTTTATCAACGGATGCTACAGACTGTGCCTCTGCATTTTTAGGATCGTGACCTTGAGCTTCCATGATTTCGTCCTCATCATGAAGTTCAACATCCTGATCTTCTACTTGATTTTCATCAGTCATTATTGACTCCTTTGTCATTTAGTTTTGAGTAACGAGAGGAAATTCTTAAACTCACGAACCTGTGTCTCATAGAGATCTTTTCGCGGAGCAGTTTTAATTTCAGTCTCCATTTTTTCAATAGTTCTAGCTTCAATAATGCCGTTATTCCATATCCATTCTACACCTTCCATAATCCCATTAACAAATGCTCCAGGTGCGGATGGATCTTGAACAATATCAATCGCATTGAGTAGGAAATCATCTTTCACTACCATAGCGCCATTTTGTTGCGTCAAACTTCCCATACCACGAGTCGAAACGCCCAGTCCGACGCCACCATCTAGTAAACCTTGTACGATTTTACCCATAGGAGTGTCCAAAACTGTGGCTCTTCCCATAACATTGCTCCCATCAAATTTTAGAGATTCAATCTTATGTGAAACTTTATCTAAATTTACCGTCGGCCCATCTGGGTGATTCAATTCACCTACGGCACGACCTTTAGAAACTTGTTCTAAATCATATTTACTTACGGCTTTTTCCATAACCATTTTAGGGTAAACACGTCCATTTCTATTCTTTTTATCAGCTTGTGCAAATACGCCTTCGATTATATATTTTTTCTTACCGTTTTTTGCTTCGGTAATAACTTCTAAATGTTGGTCATTAAATTCAGCAATTAATTTCATCTTATCCTCTTGGATATGTTATTTTAGTAAAGTGCGTTGTAGTAGCACCTGAATAAATCTCGTCCGTTTGTTCCTTAAACAGTACAATTGGACTATTTGCAGCAATTTGTAATGACGCACCGGTTGTATGATTAGTGACCGTATCAGCTGCGGTACCCATAATATACAATGCAGTAGCACTACCTACAGTTGATTTATTACTTGATGTATTAATATTATTTACTTTTGCTGCCAGAGGTGTTATTTGCATTTTACTTCACCCTTTATATTGTTTTATAAATTCTGTACCTGCTTTTTTAGCAGAGTTAAGATTATTAAATGAATCAAGTTTATCTCCGTCAATAAACAGATCAAACTTACCTTTATGCTTATGGACCATAACTGTAATACCTTTTATCTTGGCATTAAAGACATGCTCTCCAGGTGGCATCTTTTGTTTTCGTGCTTCCCTTAAAGCAGAAAAGGTTTTCATATCATTTCCCTTTTTATATATTTATAATTTTAATGTTTTTCACTCATTAAAATTTTACAACCGAAGATCTATACATCTTCCTCTTCATTATCAGTCTCTTCTTGATCCTCAATTTCGTCTTCCTCACTATCCTCAGAGGACTCATCATCGTCTTCCAATTCTTCTACACCATCTTCCATTTCGAGCTCTTCAAGCTCTTCTGTATCCATTTCTGTTTCTTCTTCCTCTTCTTCCTCTTCATCTCCATTATAAACTAGGTCTGCCATTTTAATTTTTTCTTGCTCTAAAGCAATATCCAATTTCTGGCCTAATATATCTCCAAAAATTTCATTTGCTTTATTATAATCCTGATTTAAAGAATGATTAATTAAATCCACAATTGGATTCTCTTCTATTGGATCTTCTACTGTTTGCGTCTCACTCATCATCATCTCCTACTGGTTGATCAGTATCTGGTTGTTCATTGGCAGATTGGTCTGCCATTTTTTCAATATCCTCATCAGTAAACATAAGAACATTTTTCATTACCCATTCCTTAGAATAATAATCGCCAATATAATTTTGCATTAAATCTAAAGTTTGAATTCTTTCTCTCATAATTTCGGCTTCTTTTAGTTCAGTAAAATGGTTATCACGTTCGTAATTTACCGTAATATCATTTTTCATATCATTCCATTCATCTTCTAGAATAATACCCTTTAAAACCAATTGTGTTTTTAAAATGCCAAGGAATAAATGTGCAAATCTATTTCTTAATCTATCAATGAATTTTTGAAATTTTAATTCATCCCTTGATATTTCTGTGGATCGGCCTAAACTAAATTGAGCCTCTTGCTCTAATCTATTAATTGGTACGTTTAATGAGCGATATAATTTTTTCTGAAAGTAAACAATATCCTCAATCTCACCAAGATTTTGTCCACCAGGCAAATTAGTGATTTCTGTTCCTCTACCACCCTCACGCCTAGGTAACCAAAAATCTTCAAGCATGGACATATGCTTTCGGTCATCTTTAATTTCACCAGTACTGGCATCATATACAAGTTTATTTCTGTATCGTGCCATAATATCTTTCATATATTGTTCAGCCTTACCTCGTGGTAAGTTACCAACATCAATATAAAACATTCTACGTTCTGGGGCTCTTGCAAGTCTATAAATGACGAGGGCATCTTCCATCATACGCAATTGATTAATAGGTTTTAATGCTTTATGTAAATAGGATAAAACTTTTTTACGTTTTTCATCAAGTAATCCAGATGTAACATAACTCACCGAATCCATACTAAGTTTTATACCAGAGGTTGCATTTCTGGCCCCTGCATTTTCTTGGAAAATATAATATTCATCGACCTTTTCAATAATATTTGCGCCGGTCTGTGAATCTTTCTTTTTCTTTACTTGTTTTATTTTTCTAATTTTTGATGAGTCTATAGGTCTAATCTCTTGAATACCAGCTTTAAGGTTGGATTCATTAACTACCAAATGATGATATATTCTTCCATCAACATAAAATCTTCTAAATACATCATGACCAAGCTCATTAAAATCAAGCATTCCTACAACGTTATCAAATTCTTCTTTTATAGTTTTCTTAATTTTTTCACTAACCTCAAGATTATCCATATTAATATCGACCGATTGCTTATTTTCACTAGCAACGATTGATTCATTAACAATATCTTCAATTGCGGCATCAACCTCTGGATGCATTGAAACACCACGGTATTTTAAAATTAATTGATTATTATCTTTTGAGTCATCATCTAAATTAATATATTGACCGAAATGTGATCCGGAGGCAGTCGCGTATCCAGCACCATCATCGTCCCTAGGTGGAACAATTGAAGGTAATTTTTTAGGATCTTCTTTTTCGGATCTTTTAATTTCAAATCCGAATAATCTGATACCTTTTTCATCTGCCATATCTTAAATTCCTTTATAATAGGAGAGCAGTATAATTCTGCTCTCCATATTATTTATTACTGATATTAACCGTCAGTTGTATTAGAAGTCCAGTATTGATATTGCCACGTTACAGAAAATGTTTCAATAACATCTGACTGATCGTAACTAACCTCAATAGGACTAATATCTGAAGGCCAAGCATCTTTAAACGTATAGGTTTTTACAACCGTATTGTCTCTATCAAATTGCTCAACTTTCAAATCGGTAAAATACAATTCTGGATTCTGTAAGCCACCTGCATCCGCATGGTTGGCAATTGCATTCATCCATTTTTCCATTTCATTTCTAATTTTAAACTGTGTATCATTTAGAATTGTAATGGTCCATGTATCAAACACCCTATCACCAGCAACCTTAAGTTGTCTACCTCTAAAAGGAACAATAACCGTTCCTACGGTAGATCCTGGTAATTGAGCTGCGTTACACAGAAATGAGGATAAATCAATATCCAGTCCAACACCTAAACCACCTCGTGGATTATCTAGTGTAACCTGAAATAGGTTACCTCTAGCACCACCACCGGTAAGTCTAGCTTTAAAATCGTCAACACTACCTAATGCCATTTCCTATCTCCCTACACTGTGCCTACTACTTCTTCAAAGTCGACACCAGTTCTAACTGCCACAAAATTTAATGTGACGTAGTTAATAGAGCGTGCCGGTTTAATGAAGATGTTAGCAATAAATTCATTTCTATCAATAACTGCCGGTGTGTTTACTGTTTCATCAGCAACAATACGGAAATCAGTGATACCTCTTCGTCCCTTGACATCTCTTAGAACCGGTTCTATGACATTCACAAATTCTGCTCTGGTAAATTCATCATTGAATTCAAACAGAACATTTTGTGCTGCCCTACCAATTGCTCTTTCAAGTACAAGAAACAATCTACGAACATTAATTCTATCAAATGCAGAAGGTCTTTTTAATGCAGTCTTGTCACCAAATAAGGTAACTCCACCCCCAGCAATATTTGTGATAGGGTTAACTCCTGCCTTGTAAAGGGTATCTCTTTGAGATTTATTAGGGTTATAATCAATCGATGTCACACCAAGGTATTGACCTCTTCTTGCGCCTGCAGGTGAGAACCATGGTGCTGCGTTTCTATCCGTTTCAGCCATAAGACCAGCAGTGGAAGATGCGGCAGGAATTTGGATATATTGATCATTAAATTTATCATATACTTTCAGATAATTTCCGTCAACAACCAAATATGATGATTTGGTGAAAAAGTCATTCATAGTTTCAGTAATGGCGTTGGTAAGTAATGTCGCATTTGTAAAACCAACAACATCATTTCTTGCCGGTGATGTTACTACAATGCAATCTTTTCTTAATGATTGCGCTGTTGATACTAAATCATTTACTACGGTACTCTGATCCACAGAAGTGGTCATACCTGGTGCAATTAAAAAATCAACTTCTACTTGTTCAGTATCTTCAAATAAATCAAAGCCATTTAAAAATTCTGTTGTTCCTAATGCGGCTGAATCTATCCCTCCAGTAAATGATTTGGCTTTTTGATTAGTACCTACATTAAAAATGATCTCTGTTCCTGGGGTTAGTGCAGCGCCTGCATTAGCCGAGGTTAAATCTGAATCAAATTGATTAGTCACATAGATAAAATTAGATCTTTCATTAATTACATCTTTAAAATATGCAGTTGATCCATCTTCATTTTTTGAGTTAGAAGCAAGAGATAGGAATGGATACGCTTCCAAAACCTGTCCTTTTGTACCGGTAAATAATCCATCCTCGTCCACAACGGCAAGGTGTATACCAGTATTTACTCCATTTCTATCGGAATCAAATACTGATGTTGTTGGAGCAGCATCAAAAGCGCTTGCCAAAGACCATGATGCAAAGCCAGCTGAAGCTGAATCCTGCACACAGTATTGAACTTGTAATGAATTTCCTAAGTCTCCAGGAAATCTTGCCAAATATGCCTCACCACTATCAAATGATAATACATCAAAATGAGTTTTATTTCTTATTTGTATAGGAGCAGTACTAGCTCCTATGATACCTATTACTTGTGCATTTTTTGCTGCTGTTGAAGCCTCTCTAACCACATATAGTGACTGAGAATAGCGTAAGAAATAAGAGGCAGCATGGAAATCTATATTGTTAGTGGTGTCCGGCGTAGAAAACGTGTCTATCAAATTAGCTTCATTTGATACCAAAGTTCTTTCTCTTACAGGACCCCATCTAAATTTGCCTACGATCGCGCCAGTGGATGTCTGTACATTCGGCACGCCGCCTGTCAGATCAATTTCCTTTACGACAACCGCAGGAGATTGTGATGGTGTAAATAGTGCCATAACGTTAATCCTTTTTCGGTTATTATTAATAAGTTTTCATAATACGGTTGTTCAATGGTATTATTTATATAATTTAAGTTTTTAGTCATATTCTATGTACCATTTAGGTTTTTCAGTTTCCTGAATAAATTGCTCACCATCATCAATAAAACCAAAAGGAACCATATCATCCTCAATTTGTTTCATTTTTGAATCAAATAAAATTTGTTTTAAATTAATATTTGTCATATCCGCAAAAAATTCGGTTGAAATAAAATACCCAAACATGACCAAATTCATTACCAGATCATCATGGTTACCATCAGCGGCCTCGTATGATTGACCTTTTGCTACAAAGGTTGATAACTCAATAATGGTATTTTCATCAACAATTTTCATCTTTTTATTTTCAAGTATATCTTTTATTGCAGAGCAACCTAACCTTTTTACCTTACGAGTCATGGTAATACCTAGACCATCCGATCTTATGGCAGACTCAGCATGTAAGTTTTCATACTCTAATTCATGGTACAATCCGTTGGTTACCAATGAGCCTTGATCATTAGATTCAACCACAGTATATGCATTATTATAGACTTTTGCGTATTTATAAATAATATTAGGAAAGAGGATAGGCGAGATAGTGTTATTGCGATACACAGCTACCTGCTCGAAAGGGCGAACGCTAATATCGATCAAATTAAAAGTAGAATAGTCCTGTCCTCTTCCTTTTGCTACATCTACACACATTATATAATCATGTTTTCTTTCCGGTTCCTTATAAATTAAAACATCACCACTTTTTAAAATTTTTATAGGATTTGTTGCTCTTAAAGACATTAAGGTTTCTGCATTAATTAGTGTATCACCAGTACCAAAAAATGTATTACCAAACTCTTGATCAAATTGTAATTGACTGGTATTTGATATGGTGGCATCCTTCCATTTTTCGTCACGACCAGGCACATCCCACCAATCAACCCGAAAAGGTTTAAATTCATTGGTTCCTTGTTCTGCACCTTCCCATATTTTATAAAACATGTTACCAATACCATTTGCCGTAGATGTTACTATTATTTTTGTATTTTTTCCGGCAGATACCACAGGATATGTAGATGTGTAAAACTCAGACGCTCGTTCCACGAAAGCAAACTCATCAAGATATAAAAGATTAACTGACAAACCACGAATAGAGGAACCAGAGGTAGCAGAGGCAAGAATACGAGAATTATTACTAAATTCAAGAGAACCTTTATTAAGTGCTTTACTTCCTGGTTGTAAAAAGAATGGAATGTTTTCAAGCATGAGGGTAACCCTCGATAACATTTCACGTGCCGTTGCTCCCTTGTTGGCAAGTATTGCAATTGTTTTTTCTGAATTAAATAGGGCATACCAGAGAAGATAAGCACAGGCTGAAATTGACTTACCTGATTGTCGACACGCAAGTATGACATTAAATCTATTTTCCTCAAATTGTCTAAACATATTTTTCTGATATGGATATAACTTGAAAGGCACTAAACCTTTATCAAGTGATATAACCTTACAATAAGTTTCAGAAAAATATACGGGATCATCCATACATCTTTTATACTCTTTTAAAAGATCAGATGTCCATTCTTGAAGTACACCATCTCTTTTAACATTAGGATTCCCTAAGTAACTTTGTATTTGGTTCGGAATCAATTACTTCACCCTGCTGTAATAATTTTTGGATTTCAGCAGTAGATCCAAGGAAAATGTTATTTTGTTGATTTTCAATTTTTTTAGGTTCATCTTCTAAATCTTTTACCTTTTTATTTAGGTCCATTAATTTATCATTAACATCTGATAAATTTTTAATCATGCCAGATAAAACCTCATAAGCTCTTGGATGCTCGGATTCACGGGCCACTTCTACCATTGTGTCTAAGGCACCTTTACCTTTTTCTAAAAGTTCATAATATGTTTCACGGGAATAATCATAATCATTTTTTTTATTATCTGTAGTCACTATCTGCACCATAAAATGTAGTTGTAAATCCAAAATCACTATCGGATAATCCAACAGTAGTTATTGGATTCGGATTAATTTGAATTGTTTCAAGTCTAATATCTGAATCTGCAGTACCACCACCAATTTCATGAAGTCTTGCATTTGCCTGTCTGATAACCTCGGCTAACGCAATACCACTGTAAAACTGTGTACGCATTTCAAAATCCAAGGTGTAAATTATTGTTCTTCTGGCACCAATTTCATTTTCAAAGTCATCCTGAAAACCAACGCCTTGAATTGCTATAGGCAAATCTTCTCTATAATTTGGAAACTTTTCTGGAAATGGAATAAGTGTTAATGAATATTGCGGGTTAAAGGTTGGCAATATTTGCTCAACAATTTGCAATGAATCATCTTGCGTTTTTGCATATATATTTAACTGAAATGATATAATATACGGTACACCGGTAAACAATTTACTTCTATTATTATTTAAAGATCCGGTCGTCGCAACGCTATTTAATTTTGATAATTGTCTCGTTGTGTCATAAGTAATACTTGTTATTTCAAAAGACATTCTAGGTAGTTTAATTGCAACTTGTGTATTGTCTGTTAAACTTTCATTTTCTCTAATACGATCTAAATATTTATCCTTGGGTGCATATGATAATGGAACTTTAACTTGAGATATTACTTTCCCGGAACTATTTTTTCTCAGCACATATATGTTGTTAAACATTCTTCCAAATGCAGCAACACATTTACGTGTTTTTTCATGGTAAAAATAGGTTCCAAACATAATTAACCTTTATAAATGTTCTGTAAGTGATCTTCGAAGGCCTCTACCTTTGTTAATCTGTCCGGCCACAATATATAGTCCTTTTCTGGATTCTTTTTTAAATTATTTAAAAGTGGCACAATTGCGTTATACAATTTATCTAATTTTTCTTGGGTTGATGATGCTGTAGACGCTGCCTTGTCTAATTGTGTTGTTGCTTTTTGAACAGATTCTAATTCTTGCTCATCAACTGCTGTAAAACCAAAATCAAAAATATCAGTACTCATTAATTATTCTCCGGGTCGCCAAATGGATTAGACTCTGTAAAATCTAAGAAATCAGAACCGCCAAAATCAGAAAATCCATCATTCTGTTCATTTTGTGAAATTTTATTCTCTTCTGATACTGCAATAACTGTTCTACTAAGACCATTAACAAAAATATTTATACCAGTAACAAATGTATGATATTCACCATCATCAGCACCAACATGTATTAAATGTAATATTTTGTCGGTATCTGAATATTTTGATACCTCACCGGTTATTTTAACACCGCTTGAAAGTGTTTGTGTGGCAGTATTACCTATTACCACATCACCTCCTTCGCCTAATGTAACTAAATATGTATATGCATAATCTTTTTCAATTTTGTCAATTGCTGTAACACCAGTATCCAAATTCTCATCATTATATTCAAAAAGTTGAGCTCTAAGTTTAAAAACAGGTAAATTATTTAATTGATAAAACGGTTGTTCGTGTTCTACGTGAGTGATTTCAAATAGTTTATTTGTTAACCTTGAAAAGATTAAATCGCCTTCACGTGGCCTGTCGCCTGTGATGTCATTATCATATTTATCTACGGTTTGTTTCCATCTTCTACGTGAAACAACAAATGTGGCTTCATCACGAATTTCTACGCCAAATCGACTAAATAAATCACCCTCGCCTTCAAATCCTTCAATATTATCAATATACATTTCTATACGGTAAGATGAATTAAACGAGGAGGGAACATCCTGGCCAAAAATGGTATCTTCGTTAACTATATCACGAGGAAGATAGTATATATCCTGACCATAAATTTTTAATGATTCAATGATAATATCTTCAAACAAGTTTTGTTCTGATCTAACTTTTTCGGAAAATGCAAAATTCCTCATAATTTATCCTATAAAAAAGTCGGCGGGCAATTCGTGTTCTAGTCTAATTTTTTCCTCTAGTTCATTTTTCTCTGCTTGAGCATCTTCATAATATTGTCTACCATTCATTACAATGCCACCTGGTAATTGCATACCTTCAAATTTAATTAGGTTTATTCCCCATTGTTCTTTAATAAGAGCTGTAGAATAAGCCTTTAACCATCGATCATTCCAAACTCTTGTAAAGGCTGTTGAATCAATTGTTTTGTAAGCCTCGTAAATAATATATTCATCGGCCTTAATATCTTGATTTTGAAATTCTCCATGTATATACAATCTGTTCTGATGTCTTACAAAGGTTGTTTGTGGAACACCACTTAATTCCATATCTAACAAGGAAATGTATTGTTGTAATTGATGATAATACGCTAGGTCTCCAGCATAATTCTGCATATCAGTAATATCATTTAACATCATTTGATATCTAATGTCAAACATATTAGTATTTGAACCTTCAGAATGTCCTATAGGTATCAATCTTGTGACATATAATACATCATTGTCTAAGGTAATATACTTATTTGTTACGTCTGCCTCAGTAACTTGATATGAAACATAGGTTTTATATACGGCATCTGAATTATATTCTTGCCAATATTGTATTGCCTCATCAATTCTATCTTCAATTTGATCATCGTCTACATTGATTTCAAGAACAGGTTCACCCAGTTTCCTTTTGCAGTAATCAATTAATGTATCTCTATTTGTTGGATTTGCCATGTTTTATGCCTGTGACTCTGACCAGGATATTCTACCTTGTAACTGTAATGGGTTACTAGCTGTAACCGTTGATACGTCTTCTCTTAGCCTTGCAACCACTGTAAGAACATCTGGTCCATCAGGGAAAGTATTATCACCACCAAGTATAGAGTTACCTAATGTTGCAACCTCTCCAAGAAGTCTGGATGTCAATACCGGTACCCTGGTAGCACTAGGAGATCCTTCAGCATTGAATGAGAACACGATTGTGCCACCTTGAACTGTATCCGTGACATTATGGAAAATTAATTGACTTAATGATGGATTTGACACTCGCTGCCAATCATTATTATCCAATCTACCATTTAATCTTAATTCAACAACAATACCGTGTGATGTAAGAACATCGGTCTCATTTAAAATTAATTGCATTCTATTGATAATTTCCCTTTCACCTAAGAATCCTGGAGTATTTGTATCAACAGATGGTGCCAATCTAACACTAATAAGTGGGAAATCTCTAGACACGTTTGTACCACCACCGGTATCAGAAAGTGTAATTGTATAATCTGAATCAAATAATGATGTTCCTGTTGGAGCATTATCAATTAACAATAATGTTCTAGTTGAAAGAGTTGTTTTGCTATAACTATGTCTAGAAGAAATTGATGGTTGATATGGCTGGGTTGGATAAATAAATTGTGAGAATGGATTTGTTAAAGTTGTACCTGCAGGTATGTTAGGACCTGTAATAGTCATACCTCCTGAAACTGTAGCCAATTCTGTTGTACCAGTTGCCAATGTTATAGCACCTTGACCAGGCCCTGTAAGATCACGGTAGTAATTATAACTGCCGACCTGGGCTTGCCAATCATCGCCTGCATCTTCAATTCTACCACTTGCGGTAATACTTGTTCCAACCGTAACAGAATTGTTTAGTGAATTAGCTGTGAAAACGTAAGCCTTATCATCATCAAACGTACCATCCATAATAACCGATGTACCCCAGTGTGCTAATGCCGGAACATATGTTGGTTTGCCAATATTTATTAATTCATATCGAGCAGGTACATTACCAGATCTCATATAAGCTTCAGTATTTTTATTACCGTGAACGAATTGGTGCACATATCTTACAACACCATTTTGATCTTTAAATCCAAATCGAACTTTACCA